GTAATTTATGAATGGCTTATAATTAATATTGATATTTGGTCTTGCGAATACACTATAAATCATATATTTCAATTTACTAATAGGCTTAATAACTTAACACCCAAGTTAAAATATATTGAACTAATATTTAATTTGGTTGATGGTTCGCAAGCATACCCTGGAACTGGCCCTTTTTGGCGCGGGCTTAATTGGCCTAAAGATAATGGGCTTATTAAATTTAGTAATGTTCCTTATGCAATTAAAAGAGTATATACGAATCATCGCGCGTTTTGTTATAATTCAAAATTGCCTTATAAATGCGCGATTAGCCAACAACAAGAAGACTTTATAACTGAACAAACACCCAAAGAAATTAAAATCATAAGTTATGGGGCTATGTATAATGTTAATAACCCGCCTAATGAATACGTGCAACATAAAAGGGAATTAAAATATAATAATATGAAAAAAAAGGCTTATAAAGAAAAGATAATTATATATTAGTTTTAATATAATCTTTTTGTGTTGATGAGCTATGAGCCATAGCCGCAGCATCAGCTTTTTGTTCTTTTAATACATCACCATATTTATCGCTCAGCCAAATATGACGCAACATTGATGATGAAACATTACCCCCAAATATTTTATTCAATACCCGCGTCATTCCATTAGTTTTATTCAAAGGTTCGCCGCTTAATTCGGGCAGAAGCCAATCAGATTTATTAGGCAAATCTTCACGAATCTTCAGCCATTTCACGATTATTGCCTGTAATTCAGGACCCACATCTTCGCTTTGTTGGCCTTCAGTCTTTGCCGTTTTAAATACATTGAATATAAATTTATGCGTTTTCGGGTCATACCAATTAAAAGCATCATCAGTATCAGGGCCAATTTTCATTAAACAATAATCTAAATTGCGTCGGGGCGGTTTATAATAGTAACAAGCCAAAGCTACGGCCCCTAATAATTTATTATATACACCGGCATTAATTCGGGATGGGGGTGAATCTAATAAAGCTTCGCCTTTACGCATTACTTCAGTGACTTCATCCCAACTTATCCAATTTGCCTTTTGCGTGTCAGATGCTTCATTAGTACTTTCGGCCGCTTTTAATGTTTTACTCGCGGACATCATTAAAGCATAATAAGTATCATATATTTTTTGCTTTGGTTTGGTTTTAAGGTCAGTTGATAAGCAACTGCATATAGAAATTAAATAATTGCGCTTTGTATTATCTTTATACTTCTCTAAGCTTTCTAAAATATGGGCGCTATCTTTTAAAAAAGCGAAATTTAATAATGGTTTGCCTCCATTTAATTTTTCTAAGTTTCGCAAATATGTTTTAATGCTGCTTTCGGCTAAGCCTTTTTCCTGTAAGTTCTTAATTAATGTCGCCTTAAACTTTGTCTCGTGATTCATATTATATATCTTATATAAATATAATAATTAATTTATTATTAATAACCTATTTTAAGTTTATATTAAAAAGTTTCGCCTGTTCCGGCTGTTAAATTATTTGTTGGCTTTGTTGTTCCGGTTGATGCGGTATTATCATATATAGAATAAGTATATTCAGTATTACCGTCTTCATCACTTTCGGTTGTTATTGAATAATCCATATTATATTTGGCTAATATGCGGTTAATATTCCTTCTTACGATGCCTTTTGTATAAGAACCATCATATATTACAAACATTCCTATATCAATAAAAGCCTCTACGATTCCATAACCAAACTCCGCATATAATTCTTCACCGTATGCTTCAATCTTATCCATAACATAATATAGATGTGATGTTTCAACACTCATTAGGGTTGTTTGGGGGGTTAGTATTATAATATTAATATAACCAAAAATCAATTTTGGATTATATAGGCGCTACATAAGGCGCTACAATATAATAATATTAAATTTCGTCTATAAGCTCGGCTACTATTTGGTCATTAGTAAGTTTAGAAGCCGCCCGCAATTGCGATATAAGATTTCTAAAGGCTTTTAGGTCTAAGCCGCGTTGCAATGCTTTAATTCTTAGACAACACCAACGCCCGCACGTACTAATTTGCGGGCTTTCGCGTTGATAATCAATCTTATTATGCTTTATAATAGCCCCGGAAGCTCGCAATAATTCAGTTAAATATTTTTTACCTTGGCCTAATTCTTCATTTTCTTCATTACTGGACCATTTCTCAATTATAGGGCCATCAACCGGACCGCCGTAGCTATCAAAATATTCAATTACTTTGCCATATCGGGAAATCACAACCCAATGCCCGGAATTTGGCGATTCTTCATATAATATAAAGCAAAAACTTAAATTCTTTTTAAGTATGTTATAAATATTTTGACAATTAGCCAATTCAGAATATTTTATTATAGGGCAATTAGGAAAATAATGTCTGATTGTATCATCACCCATAGGTGTGGCTATTATTTCTTCGATAATTTCATCATCTTTGATACTTGGTTCCATATTAATATAATATATAATTAATAAATATAATTATATATTATATATATAAATATTATGTCTTGGAATCTTTCTGCAAGACTAAATAATTTACAACGACAGGTTGATAGTATTTCAAATACTGGGCTTACAAATCCTTTGCAACAAATATTAAATGCTAACAAATATTCTATAACTGGCGCTGGCAGTATTAGTAGTGATCCAACATTACCTTTAACATTGGCTGGGAATTCGACCGGAGGAATTATACTGAATAATAAAACATCAGTTCCCTTATTAACTGTTGGAACGGCCGGAGCAACTACTAATAATTTAACTGTAAATGGCAATGCTACATTTACCGGAACTATTACGGCAGCTGGCGGTGGTATAGGCGTTGAAAGCGTATCAGTTGGCACAGGCATTGCTATTTCGGGCAATAATAGTAATCCTGTTTTAACAAACTCAGGCGAAGTTAAGCAAATTACTGGCGGTACTGGTTGCGATGTTGTTACAACATCTACGCAAAAAATCATTAATAATACTGGCGTTTTGGCCGTCACCGCTGGTCCTAATATTAGCGTTAGCGGTACGCCATCAAATCCGGTTATTAATTGTGTAATTCCTGATGCTTTCTCTGTTAATGGGGGTCAGGGAATAACCGTAGCCGAAGGTTCTAATTATTGGATGGTTAATAATACTGGCATTAATACGCTTACCGTTGGTAATGGTTTAACATCAACCGGTGGCAGTTTTCCGGTTATTAAATCTAAATTGTCTAATTATGACTGGGCATTAGGGACAAATATGCAAGAAATCGAAGGCGTATTTACAAGCTTAGGCGCGACTAAAAATTTTACTTATAGTAATCTAAGCAGTAATTTTAATTGCGTATTATCACTAATTTTTACCCCATCGCCTCAGGGGTTTTTTGGATATGGATATGGAATGAGTATGTTGCCTTTGAGAACCGCCGCGCCGCCTTCAGGTTCGGGTGATGAGTATTATATAGATTATGGTGTTTATTTTACTGGTACGACTTGGGCTATAATTACAAATGGCGCGATTGGAGCTGTAAGCTCAGTAATGCCTACGTATCCGTGTTTATACAAACAAATTTATAATGACGATTTAAACACTATGACAATTTATTTTAATGATGTTATTGTTTATACGATTCCTAATGTACCTTCTAATGTTGGGGTTACTTATTGCGGAAGTATTGGCGGAAGTACTACCGGAAGTTGTAATATGTTGAATTTTAGCTTACTTGGCTCGGTTGATGCGGTTTTAGGCGTAAGCGCCGGCGCCGGTATCACGATTACAGGTAATAATACTAATCGCATTATATCATCAACTGGCGTTGCAGCAACACCAACTATCGCGCAAGTTCTAACGGCGGGCAGCAATGCGGGCGGAGCTACAATTGCGGGATTAACTACAACTTCTACAAAATTTATGATATTGAATGAAGGCAGCAGCTTAATGCAGATGGTTAGCGGGCCGAATAACACAATTAATATAACTAATGGAACCGCTACAAATGGGACGCTTTATGATAGCTTCTATAATAAACCCCCAAGTAATTATATTACAACGCAAAGCACTTATCCTTTTCAATCAACCGACAATTTGTTATATACTCAAACAATAATCACTTTTGTTGAAGGGCAATATAATCCAGCAACAACTGGGGTATATTTGCTTAATTATAAATTTAATATTAGCGCTGGTTCTACTTCACCAGCAAGCGTAACCTTTGTTAATGGCACAGACGCTGTGAATGTCTATTTAAAATGCATCACTGATAATAACTATGTATCAATTGCAACATTGGCAGCTATTCAGAATACATCGATTATAGGCGATTCGTCTAATTATTCTATTACGGCTTTAACAGTTTTAACAACCGGGAAAATATATCAATTAGCGTATAATGTTGAAAATAAATCTGGAACCGTATCGTGGGATTTAAATAGCACTACACTGGGAATCACAGTAGCTCGCCTATGCTGATTTATTCTTTTGCTATAGTTAAATTAGTAATATTATATGTATTATTGGTAATATGTTTAATTGATTTATTATGTTTGTTCAGGGTATCTTTTCTAAATTGACATTTGCATACTTCACATACTATTTTTTGTTGCTTTTGTTTAGCTATTTTATCTTTATTTATTGTTTGATATTCTTTCATTTTTAATGCAATTTTATCTTTATTATCTTTATAATAATCTTTTCTTATTTCTGAAATTTTATTTTTATTATCTTTATAATGTTCGGCTTTTGATCTACCGGGGATACATTTATTTACACACTCTATTGATTCAATAAAATGTCTTTCACGTTTATGAAGGTTTAATTTAGAAATGTCTTTATGTTGTTCTAATAATTCAATTTTTACATCGGAATTATCTTCAAATAATTTAAATGAAGTAATATAATTTCCTTTTCCAGTTAAATATAATTTATAATCTTTTTTGTGACCGCTTAATCTTTTTGCTAATGGCCGAAGCGTACTTCCAACATAAACCAATCCATTATCTGAAGTCATTTTATATATTAAACCATAAGCATAAACCGAATCAGAAATTTCACTTACTTCACTAATTTCACTTTCACTCATTTTTAATTTAGTATTATTAATTATAATAATTAATTTATTTATAAATAATAATATTAAAAATAATATACTTTAATTTAGCTTACCGCGGCCATTGGAAATTTGCTAATTCCGTTTGTCCCAACAATTCCCGAAGCTAACACACCGGCAGCTGAACTTGTAGAAAAATTATTCGCATAGAAAACAACCGCACCCCCGGCTATAGAATGTATAACGTTACCGGAACTCACGCCGGCCAGCGAAAATGTATTACTCGATACTAATAATAATGAGCTCTGACCTTCAACATATATGCCAGTATTAGCATTTTGGCCATTTGCTTTAGTTGTTGCCGCGGTATAACTGAATGAGCAATAAGCAAATACTTTGACCTTTGTATATTTACTTGTAGATAATCGAACCAAAGCCGGGACTGAAGCGCCAGCATTAGAATTTTCAAAACTACATAAAGATGTTTGCCAAGCTTCAGCAGTTCCTGAAATAGTTAATACATTTTGCAAAGCCTTTGATGAAAGCTGACATTGGTTCATTATTAGAACCCCTGAGGATATCTCAACTACCGGAAGAATAGAAACCGTATTAGAGCCATCAATTGTGAGGCCTTCTAAATAAGTTCGCGAATCAACATTCGATTGAGTATTTTGATATATGCAATGCTCAGGCGCATATAAATAAGCATCTTTGATCAATAAGCAATGTACGGAGGTTGATGTATCGATAATTTTACCAACTATTAAAAAGCCAGTAATAGTTACCTTTGATTGAAATAAATCAACAGTTCCGCCGAGTTCTACATTTACATTACCCACAATTTTGCAATCTTTCGCGTATCTCGAGCTACAAGAACCGGTCAATTGTATCGGTTTTGTAATGGTTACAGTTTCAGCATATGAACCTTGCGCAACTATAACATTTCTTATTTTACCATCAGCAATATATGCGGCGGTCGCAACTTCAACAGCTTTGCCAATTGTTGCAAACGGAAATGAAGCATTGCCAACATATGAATCGTCACCGTTCGCATCAACAAAATAAGTGAGCACATACTCAATCGCTTGAGGAATCGCGGGCTCCAGAGTCGTATATGATATAGTGTCAGCGGTCAATGTACCTGATATAGTAATATCTTTAAATTTAGTTATAGAAACATCATTATAATCTGAAGTCAATAATTTATTAGCTTTATCAACCCAAACTGTTGATTTTGAATTATGAAAACCAAAATACGCATCGCCGTTACAATGTAAATAATCATTACAACTTATATTTTTCTGAGCGTAAAATGAGCCCAGCGTTGTTAGTTGATCACCCTGCGCTTCAAGTTTTACAGTACCAGAGCCGAAATCGAGCTTATGTGCGCCGAGTTTGACATCTTCAGACGCGGTATAAGCTGCCCAAGCGCTCGGAACACTCGGCGCAATAGGCGGGTTTAATTCAGTATAATTAAGCTTTGTACAGGTAATTTCATTTAATCCGCTCATATTTGCATTAGTACTTGATATAATACTATTTCCTAATTTAGAAATGTTTAATGTATTTGAACCGAATAAACAATCGCCATTTCCATATAGTATTTCTTCAGTTCCTATTGTATTCGCGGTAAATCGTCCGAGTACCGATGTATCATTTAGAATTAATAAATTTGATTGATTTCTAGATAGCTCAATACCGTCAATAATTGCTACAGTGCAATTTATAGTTCCCGCATTAGAAATGTTATGAGTTCCCATATCAACATTCTGAGAAGCGGTATAATCCGCCCAATTTTCAACGCTTGGAATATTTGTTAAAGTTTCATTAATAGCAACAATTGATGAATCCTGTGATTCGTCCTTTGGTGAGGTCTTCTTAAAAAAACACACGCTCGACATTTATATAATATAATTAGATATTAATTTTATTATATAAATTTTTGATGTTATATTTATTATTTATTTTTTGCTTTATAATTCAGAATAATCAAATTCAGTGACGCCATCAGGGCCTGAAATAAACAAACTTGCAGATACAGCATCATAAAACTTCTTTTCCTTAACAACTCGTGCGGCGGCTTCAGTAGCATCATATTTAGCACTTAGCGCTGATTCTACAGATGCGGAATCAGCTTTTAACGCGAGACCAGCAGTCACAGTTGTGGAATCAGCCTTAACAGCGAGTCCGGCATCAACAGCCGCTGAATCGGCTTTAACGGCGAGTGCGGCAGTTACAGTTGCGGAATCAGCTTTAGCGGCGATGGCTTGTTTAGTTGCGGCATCATCGGCTTTCAATGCGATTGCATCAGTTACAGCTTGTGCAGCGGTAGTATTTTTGAAATAAGAAAGTGGAGCGGACATTATAAACTTATATAAATATATTATTTTATAATTATTAATTATTATTATAATAATCCTGAATAGGAATATTCATCACCAGTTGTTACATCCTGAACATAAACCGCGCTTTTAAATGTATTTATAAAATCTTTTAAGCTTACTATGTATGCTTCTAATTCTTGTACTTTATCTTCTAATGTAGTAATTCCGGGCGCGTCATTTCCCGCCGGACCAGTTGGGCCAATTGCGCCAGTTTGGCCAATTTCCCCGCGCATTCCTATAGCTCCGCGTGGGCCAGTTTCGCCAATTGGGCCAGTTGCACCAGTTTCCCCAATTGGTCCTGTCGCCCCAGTCGCGCCAATAGTTAAGCTAATTTCGGGGCTTAGATTAGAATAATATAAAGTTTTAACAACCAAATCACCATCATTAATAGATAATGTTTTACTTGATTCATCGTAAGTAAGCCCGCCATTTGCAAACTGATATGAAGGGGTTTCACTTCCAGAAGCAATAGAACGCGCCAGTGATTTTGATATACCCTGAGCATTCACAGTAATATTTGCGTCGGCCTGATAAGAAACATCAACACCGGCCATCATTACTAAATTAGCTTCCACACTGATATCATCAATAAATAATTCAGATGCGCTTTGTAAATGTAACATTTGCGCGGTATCACATAAAATTTGCGATGTAGCCCCGGTGATGCTTTGACCTGCGCTCATAACAGCTCCAGCATTTAATACGGTTGCTAAATCAGGCACAACATAAGGCGATGACTCAGGTAAATGACGCGTATGAATACGGCCAGTTGTTCTATCAAAAATTTCAGAAACACTCATTATATAAATATACTGAATATTATATTTATATTTATAATTAATAATTTATAATAATAATATTTAGTATATTTATATGAGCATTCAAGCTATGCGTGATAGAAATGGCCGGCCTGATGAAAATCACCCGCATCATATATATTATAATCTTGGAATGATTAATAATGATACAATAGGCTCCGCGCCAGTACCTTTAGTATTCAATGAAATTCGAAGCTCACCATTTTTACAAATGCCGCAAGATTATTATATGAGCGTTGTTCGGTTTTCAATGCAAACAAGCACGTTGCCCGTAATGGTTCCCCAAGTAATGTTAGGACAACCCGATGAAACTAAATTAATTTATAGTATTACATTAACTTATCAAACTTTTGAATATCAACAATATGTTGAATATATCCCTTATGATTTAACCCAACCACAACCACGCCCGCCCGTTGAATTTCAAGACTTAGAAAGCGATTATTATTTTGTATATAGTTATCAACATTGGATTTATATGGTTAATCAGACTTTTATATCGGCTTATAATGGGCTTAAAGCTTTAATTTTAGCCGATGATGTAAATGCGGTATTGCCTACAATTTATCCGCCTTTTATGGAATTTGACCCAGTGAATTTGCTTCCAATCTTAGACACAGATGAATTAGGCTATGCCGCAACTTTAGCAAGTCCAATCGGTATATATTTTAATAAGCCGATGCATACATTATTTAGTAGTTTTCCTTATATTAAATATGGGTTTCAAGTGCCTGGAGGTAAAAATTTTAAATTAGATATACATAATAATAATGGTATGAATGTTATAAATTTAGCTAACTATAACGCGTTACAAACATACGCTGAATATTCGTGCGCTGGGCTTTGGAACCCAATTAATGCTTTGGTATTCACTACCTCACTTTTACCTATTGTACCCGAACTTATAAGCGTACCGCGCATTTTTAATAGTGAAAGTGACTTATTTAATACGGGTAATAATAATAACATTCAGCCGGTATTAACGGATTTTATTGTGCCTTTTAGCCCAACTAATACATATAAACCTACTATTGATTATACCCCATCAGGCGAGTATCGCTTAGCTGATTTATACGGAACTAACCCATTAAGTGCATTACAGATGAGCGTATTTTGGAAAGACCATTTCGGAAATTTGCATCCGTTTATATTAGGGTCAGGATGTTCAGCTTCAGTTAAAATAATGTTTAGGCGTAAGACTTTTAATGTTATGTCTTTAAGATAAGATTATAATAATTTATTTATAATAATTTATAATTAATAAATTATAAATAAAATATAATCTATAATTATATAATGAGTTCTGATTTCAAATGTGTGTTAGTTAGGGACGATAGACTTAATGTTACCGATCAAATTAATTATGCTGTCCTTAAAGGCGGCCAAAATGTGACTTGCGCACAGTATAATGCTATCAGTCAGTCTAATTCGTCGCACGTTTATAACATCGCTATTCCAAGTGAAAGCACATTAATTGATAAGACGGTTCTTTGGCAATCAACCGTAACTTTACAAATTGACGGCATCCCGCTTCCAGGCCGACTACTTGTTGAGCCCGGAAATTGTGATGCATTATCAGCCTTCCCGCTGCACAGTCTCTGTTCTACGATATCAAGCACTATCAACAATAATACCGTTAGTGCATCGATTCAGGATATCTTACCCGCTATATTAAGAATGAATGACTCGCGTGAATTAGCGCGTTATAATTCAATGACCCCAACGGCTTATGATACTTACGGAACTTATTCGGATGCTGAAGGTTCAATTAATAATCCTCTTGGCGGATATAACCTTGTTTCAGATAATGATTTAATCCCCCGCGGAGCTTGGGTTATGGATAAAATTTATGAAATAAATGGAGCTGGAGTAGAAGTACAAAGGCAGACCCCAGGCGTTGCTGGTTCCCCCAGAACTACATATGTTCAATTTACGGTTACTGAACCAATTATGCTTTCACCTTGGGTTTTTGCGAACTCAATTTCAGGCAATTCGGCTATGTATGGTGTAAGCAATCTTAATTTTACAATGAATATTGGTCAAGCCAACAGAGTATGGCGCACAAGCAATTTAAATATGCAACTTGCTGCTCCAGTTGCACCTGCAACAGTTGGTCTTCCAACACAAAAAACTGTTAAACTCGCGGCATCCGGTTTTGCCAATTCGCGATTACTGTTTCAGTTCTTGACCCCTCATCCTTCACTGTTACTTTCTTCGAAAAACGTACATAACTACTATGAAATGCCAAGGTATATTTCTAATGGATTTAAAGAAATTCCACCACAATCACAAGTTCAATTATCAACCCAAACTTTACAATTAAACTCTATACCTGATAAATTAATTATTATGGTGCGTGTTCCTATTTCTTCGCAAACTAATCAAGATACGGACAGTTGTTTATGCATTCGGGGAGTAAGCATACAATTTAACAACTCGTCAGGTATTTTGAGCAGCGCACAAAGTGTTGACTTATATCGCTATTCAACTCAGGCAGGCAGCAATCAAAATTATCTGGAATGGAATGGAATAGCAAACACTTATACAGCTACACCTGCTACGATACCACCTAATATTGGTGTTGCAACAACCGGAAGTTTTCTTATGTTAGAATTTGGAACACATATTCAAATAAGCGAGGATTTCTATAGCGCCGGCAGCCTCGGGAATTTTAATTTAATGGTTCAGCTTCAGGTTTTTAATCAATTCGATGTGCCGGTGACCCCTGAAATTTGCCTTATTACTGTAAATTCCGGAGTTTTCATTTGTCAGAAAGGCTCAAGCTCATTATTCACGGCAATCTTAAGCAAAGCTGATGTACTTACCGCCAGCGAACAGGAGCCATACCATAAATCAGATGCGAGACGCCTTGTAGGTGGCGGTTTTGCGGACCTTATGAAATCGGCTATGGGTAAATTGCCTTCGCTTTTGCCTAAATTGGCCCCATTGGCTAAAAATCTATTATCAGGAATTGACAATAAATATGCCCAGGCAGGAGCAGCAGGCCTTGGAGCCCTTGGATATGCG